GGCGAACTGTTCAAAACTGCCGCCTAGTTCAGCAAAGGTCGCACCACCACGTTTTACTGCTTCAAAAATATCACTTGATTCGGTAGCAAAATCTTTTGCAAACTGGTTTGTTACATCAAGAACATCACCAAGATCTGAAAGCTCAAGTTTAAACTGACGAATCACTGCAATAGAGCCGTCAATAATTGAATTAGCATCTTTAAAGGTTGGACCAAGAGTCGCCTGAGTCACAAGAGTTGCTGCTGTCTGAAGCTCGTTAACGTTATCTCTACCAAAACCAGCTTGAGCAAGAGTTCTTGCGACTCTTAAAGATTCTGAGGCCGCAACACCAGATTGTGCAGCTAAGTTTTCAAAAGCTGAACTTAGTTGATCAACTTTACCTTGGGCGCTGGGAAGAATCTGAATAAGCTTTGTTTGTTCAGCTTCAAGTTCAGCAAATGCGCGAATGCTTTGTCTTATTTGGTTAATTACAGCAAAAAGACCAGTGGTTGGGAAAAGATATGCCGAATACCTTTTAATTGCAAGAGCAGCCCTTTGACCAAACTTATCCAACCCCGAACCAAATCTAAGCACTGCAGCCTCACTGCTAACAAATCCTCTGTTTGTCAATGTGACCTGTTGTCTAAGTCTCTTTAGCTCTTCTCTGGTTTTTCTTGATGCTCTTTCTGCTCGTTTTAAACTTGCCTCTGTTTGATCCGCATTAAGAGTACCAACTCGAGCGCCACCGGTTACAGACTGTCTCGCCTGAGATAAAAGTTGAAGTGGACTGCGCTGCGTAAAAGACCTACCTTGAGCTGCGGCTAATTTTGCTTGAATCTTTTCCGCTTCTCTTAATAATCTAACTTGATCAAGTATTGCCTGTTTAACACGCTCTCTTGATGAGATAAGAGTTCTATTGGCGCCAACACTTTTTTGGTCCTCTGCCAAAACAGCAGTTGCTGCAATTTTGGACTGTTCTTGAACTCTAAGTAGAGCAGCTCGGGCCTTTTGCTCTTCTTTGGCAGTCTGAACTATAATTTGTTGGCTTCTTTTTCTTTGCTCTTGAAGGGCCGCAAGTTTTCTTGCCTCTGCCGGAGTGTTTCTCTCTACAGCTCCCACAGCGCCCGGAACTCTTAAAGAACCCCTAACAGCAGCAAGTCGAGCGGCTCTATCAGCAGCCTCTTTCTCAATGGCAGCTATTTCTACTCGAATTCTTTTTTGCTCTTGTATTGCCCTTATTTTTTTCTGCTCTGCAGATAAAGCTCTCTCGGTAGCAGATTTTTCAACGTTCTGCCTTACTCTAGATCGAGTTTCATCAGATACAGCACCTCGCGTGCTAACAACTCTGCCACCAACAACAGATCCAGACGTTAATTTTTGCTGAGCAGAAATTGCTGACTGTATTTTCTTTTCTAGTAATTCGAGTTCGGCAATCTGTTGCCTTTGCGCACCGACACCACCAATAGCCCTAATGCCCTTTTTATTTAAATCCTGAAGGGCTTGTATTTTTGTTCTAGCGATTTCAGCAGATGACTGAAGGTCTCTAAGGTTTTTATTTATACCTACCAGAGCTTGGCTTCTGGTTCCCGAACCAATAGCCTTACTAAATTGAGAGGCAGACTTTGCTGCAGCAGCAAACTGACCTTTTACGTCATTTGTAAACTTACGAATACCCTTCGAGTCAACTCTCAACTCGATGGTACTTGAGGATTTTGTGTCAACTCTTAAGCGTCGAAAAGCTCTGGCTAAAGCCGTCCTTGCAGACGGATCAACCGTGACCCCACTAACTCTAGCTCCTACTTGTATCTGTAAAGGTGGCATATTCCTGTCCTACCTTTATATACACTTTTGTTACAATTATTCAGTTTTTGCAGCTACGGTCTTTTTGGAAACTCTCTTCTTTCTTTGAGTAGTTTTCTTGACCGGTTTGGCTTTCGAAGGGTCTACTTCGTTCAAATCTGAATCAAGGAAGCCATTTTCAATCTTCCACGCAATTTCAAACTTGTTTTTTTCAGCTTCTTGTATGAAAACTTTTGTTGCATCATAAAGAATAGCAACGATTTCAGTAGCTGCCAAGATTGCCAGTTCCGAATCATCTTCTAAAAACTCTTCAAAGTCATCCCAGATTCTGTCTCCATCAGGATCTGCGACACAGGCGTAAGCGTAATAGCTAAACCTTTTATTTTCGGCAATAGAGTTAGCTGTTTGGTTAGCAAGCTCGTTTCTTGCCCCTTCTAATTCTTCCAAGCTTTTTCTGACAGCTTGAGCTTGTTCAGCAATATCTTTACCTGCTTCCGTGTCAGAGCATTCCTTTAACTTAGACTCAAGCCTTCGAAGTTTCGAGTTAAGCTCATCTCTTCGTGGCTGAAGGCTTTTCTCATCAAGACCTCTAGATTTCAGAAGATCCTCAACTTCTGCTTCTAAGAAATAACCGTCATGAATAGCCTGACGATAAGATGTAGCGTAGATTCTATCGCTTTCTCTGCGAATTTTATTGGACGGCATTTTTACCGTGTAAGTTTCATTGTTAAATTCGAAAGTTTTTTCCTCACTCATATTTTTTCCTTATTTCTATTTTATAGCCTTTGTATATTATATCAAAATTTTGAACATCTTTTTCAAACTTATTTTTTTGTTCGTTTCCTTGATCAAATATTTCATCCCTAAGATCCAGAAACTTTTTATACCAAGAGAGCTGCTCTGGTGTCATTTCGTCCTCATTAATCTCGTCATCACCCCAGAGTGAGCCGAAGCATTTTTCTATCTTAGAAACTGCACCGACAAAAACTGTCTGGAATCTCTTTTTGGAAACATTGACCAAAATGGAAGAATGCTTTTCTAAATTCTCTTGTTCTTTTAGACTTTTCTTTTCCTGTCTAAACTGTTTTCTTTTGCTAGAATAACTCATCTAGGTTTTTGAAATGAGAGCTGATTCATCTGAATTTTCAAATCTCTTTTTACATCCGAAAGTTCAGCTTCCTTAACCTGACCCTTGCTTTCAATTTCCTTCCTTCTTGACGCAATTTTGCTTCTCGCGTTTCCGTCATTTAGATTATACACCGCTTTTGCGTCTTCTTGAGTTTCTGCAAAAACAAAAACCTCAGAAGCGTTATTTATTTTTGGATTTTTGGATATCTGCCCCTTATTTGAGGATTTTGATTTCCTTTCTTCTGCTTGAGATTCAAACCAAGCATTTAAAGCCTTATCGTCATCTATCACTGATTGATCAGGACAGTCCACACTTTCAAAGACGCTATCATAAATTAACGACCAGTAACAGAGATCTTTCTGACTTTGCGTGTAATCGGATATGTTTTTTCCAAAAAGGCTATCGCCTGTTTTTGTGGCAACTCTCCAAGAACTTCTAAAAGGTTCACTTCTAGCAATTTTTCTAATTTTAGATTCGCTCAATGCGCCATCAAAAAAACAAAGAACCGTTAAATCGCCTATCATTTTTAAGTCTGTGTGGTCATTTAAATCATCTTCTGTTTCCCAAACCAGACGACCATCCAAGTCAAAAAGAGTTTTTTGAAGGAGCCACTGCTTTGTTCTCATATCACTTTGATACTCAGCTGTTTGAAAGTAAAAAGATTTACGTTTCAATTCTAGAGCATGTATTTCTTTCTCTATCGCTTCAAGATAAAGATTAGCTTGTTTCTTAGTATTACTTCTAAAAGCTAATTCAGAAGATTGTGAGTTTATTTTTTTATAATCTGCTATTAGAGTTTCCATTGTTTGCGCATCTTCTTCAGACCACATACCTCTAATCTTCAGTTGTTCTTTTTCTTCCTCTTCAGATAAAAACCCGTCTTCTATGCAATCCTTAAAAAACTTGGGCTTTTTCATTTCAGCCTGATGCAATAAAAACCCCGAGGGTTCCCTAAACAGGTAGGAAACACCTCGGTGTTCAATAATTCTTTCCCCGTATATTACTGAGTTTAAATCAAAGATTAATTCATCTTCTGATTTCATTATTTATTCCAAGGAAGGAATCCTCTCAACCATTCAAAAAGTGGTTTACCAACTAAAGCACCCGCAACAAAACTTAAAGTAATTGCTGAGACTGCTCCCCAGATGTTACTTAAAAACTCCATAGTCTATCCTCCTTTCTTATTATAGGCTTCAATAATTAACAGTAAAATAAAAAAAATAATAAAAGACACTACGAGTATCTTACTAAAAGGCTCTTGAATTACTGTTACAATTTTGTTTTTCTTTCCTTCTTCTTGTGACTTCTCAACATGAGCAATTTTATCCTCTTTATCTACTGTAATCACATCAGATATAGACGCTATTGATTTACAGGAGACAAGGAGAAGAATACTAAGTTTTACGAGAAGCCGCCGCATTTCCAAAATAAAATCCAACAATAGTGATCAGCACTTGACCAAGTTCCTCTGAATATAAAAATCCATCAATTGGAGTATAGGTTGTTTTTGTTGTACTACCAAATAAACCCCAAAAAACACTGTCAACAACCTCTGTATTTTCTACCACAGTTTTTATTTCAAAGAAAGGTAGTATAAAGGGTGCGATAACAGTTCCAAACAATATTGTTAAAACTATAGCTCGTCTAACAGTCTTTCCAACATCAACAGGAACTCTTTTGGCTGCAGCCTCATGACTCTCCTCAGACTTTTGAATTAAATTCATAAGCCTATTGTGCTTGGAATCTTCCTGCGCTCGCTTTTCAGATATTGTACGAAAAATAAAGCCTGTGGCGCTTCCGCCAATCAGGCTTAAAAATTCTTTTGTCAGCAAAGACTCTAACATAATATTAAGGGCCTCCACTGTCTCCGGAGTCCCCTCCAAAGGAGGGGCCGTTTAGTTTCCCGTTGCACCATCAAATGCTGAGTAGCTGACACCACCCGGTTTAGTGAGAGCAGCAGCTTGAACAGCTGGATCAAGCGGATGGTGAACTTGATAAGAGTTAAAGTTACTAAAGTTATAAGTTGTGGTTCTGTTGCCACCACCGGTATCTCCACCGCTAGATGTCACAGACGCAAGCTTATTCTTTCTACCTAAACTGATCAAAGTTCCGTCACCAAGCATGATAAAGATTGGAGAGTCAGTAACGTTTGAGTCAGCATCACCTTCGGCATTCACAAAGTCACCAAATTCTCTTTCAATCACTTCAATAGCACAAGTCACTTCAGTTGGGAAGTCTGCAAATCTGTGATAAGGACCACGTCTACCCAATTCAAAGAGGTCGGTTCTACCGAGGTCAGTAGAGATAGTAATTGAACTCATGTGTACCGGGTGAATGTTTGCTGCGGGCGCATTTTTTGATCCAGAAGCGTTAGATCCAGCAGCGGCATATGCAGCAGTTCCGTCCGGATCAGCTGTAGTTCCAAAGAGGTTTGGCAAGAAGTCGCCCTTGGAGCTTGCAGTTCCGGTATCAGCTAAACCACTGCCACAAGGAACAAAAAGTTTGGTGTCAGCAGCGCCATTACCACCGCCACCTTGATAAACGGTTCCCGTGTTGTTTCCATTTAACGGAGTAAGACCGGGAATTGCACTTGGGAAAACGCAGCCAGACATTCTAACATCCTGTCTTCTCAGAACACCATCAGAGTGTGCTGGTCCTCCGTTGGGGCCAAACATGCTTTGATTTTTAAAGAAGAACTCGCCAGTGCTTTCGGGTGTCGCGCCATGCTGAAGAGCTTGACCAGTGGACCAGAATTTATCGTTACCGACAAGAGTCACACTTTCAGTAGCGTTACCATCTGTTGGCAGAGTAATGCTGAGAGAACTAACGTACATACCTGAGACATAAAGTTCAGATTGGTTCACACCAGAAGCGTTTTCAAACTCATCAGAATAAAATCCAATATGAACATCGGTTCTATTGTTGTTGAATCTAGTAGCAAGACCGTGACCTGCAGTTTGAGGAGTACAAAGGTGTTGAATCAAAGGTGCGCCATCTAAAACCTTTTCAAGCGTAACCTCGACATCAGGGATGTTTTCAACGTTTTCGTAAATCTCAAGTTGACCAAGTTGGAAAACTTGCTCTAAGTTAAAAGTAGTATTAACACCAACGCTCTGGAGACCAGAAACGGGCTGTATACCGGTATTGCCCGGTAAACCATTTGAATCAACACCCATTTCGCCTAAAGCAACGGCATGGGTGGCATAATAAGTTCTGTTATTTTTTGAAAGTGGATACTGTGGCATTTATTGTTACCTTTTTACGTTATTCAATTTATTATACACATATTTAATCTACTATTTCAAAACGGTGTGTAATTGTAGTGGCATGAAGAGGGTATGGGGTATAAGTCCTTCTTTCGGAAACATTTTCTCCAAAATTTCCCAGTTTGAACGGGAAGAGGTTTACCAAACCACTAAAGGTCTGAGGATTTTCTTGTCTTTCTCCTCGATAGTTGAGAGGGAAGAATCCACTCTCTTCAACCTTGTTAACATCATACATGTTAATTCTTCCTGCTTCTAAAGATATGCAAGCATCCCTCAAGAAATCAAACTGACGAATATCTTCAGCAAAAATATCAAAGTCTATACGATAACTCTTAAACATGCTGGTTGAACCCAGCTGATATGGCTGGTTGCTGGCGTGCTGTATATCAACAAAAATGGCGGGAAGAAAAGCTTTTAAGTGCTTAGGTATTGTGTCTTGACCGGAACCCGGAGGGTTGTCAAAATACCTTTGATGTTCATAAATTAGAGTTCTATACTCGTTTGATTCGTTCGGATAAACAAAAGCGGATCTTTCAGATCTCTCCATCCATATTTTGGTGCCTGATGCTTTGGCTGAATTTTGGAAGAAAACGCCACCCCTTGCATAATCTACATAAAATTGATTTGATCCAGTTGTGCCTGTAGGAACAAAGGCATCGTTGATATAGATTCCAGAGATCGGGGTAATCGGGTTTTGACCACCAGTATACTTGGGTTGAACACCAGTTTCCCAAACCAAATCATTGCTTCTTGTAGACCAAAACTGAAATCCAGAAGTGCCGGGAACATGAGATGGCTGAAGTAAGCTAGCATCATTTCCATCGTAATCAAGTATACCGCTGGTAACATTGTAATATCCACCAACCTGAATGAACTGATCCTTCAAATAAGAAATAATGTTTTCTCTTATCTGTGTCCTATTTGTTGCCTGTCCGAAAAAGTTTATATTTTTTAAAGCCATGTTTTACCCTTACTATCCTCTAAGCGCATCTCGAACGCCAATAATTGACTCAACGATGTCATCTACTTTAAGATTTGTACTCAACTCTTCCGCGAAAAAATCTGCAGCTTGTATACCCGGATCACCAAGACCTCTAAGTTCATCAAGGAGCCTTTGTATATTTGAGCTTACTCTTACACCACCTTCACCTGTACCTTGAACGGGACTGTCGTCAGCAAAATCTGACCTCAAAGAAGCGGTTGTTCTGCCGCCTGCTCCACCAGTGCCAATATCAATTGTTCCTTCAGCAGTACTTAGCGATGACGCACCTCTGCCGCGACCTCTTAATTTTTTATTTTCTTTTGCGAGAGCAGCGCTTAACTCACTGTCAAAAATTGGATCAAATATCCTTCTAACTCTTGAAAAAAGTCTGCTATCTTCTGAAAAAAGAGCCTCTACAACACCAAGTTTTCTAACATTGGGGTCTGATAGAAATGATTTAATGGAAAAACTTCCGCCAAATCTCATAACACCATAACCGGTCCTAGAGCCTGACATATCAGGATCTGATGGCTTGCCGCCTCTGAAACTGAATCCGGGTATCCTTCCTCTTTCTGGTGATACGAGCATTTCTAGCCAATTGATAGTATTAGTTCTTCCCGCACTTAAAATTTGAGAACCAGCACGACCTCTGCCCCTCGAAACACTTTCATAACTTCCAAAAGTTTGTTGAGCAAAACTTGAGGGTGTTATACCTTTTTGAAATCCAAAAAAAGCATTTCTTGTCAATTGACCCTCAGGTCTAGATCCAATAACATCTCTTAATTGGCCTCTTCCAGCAGCTTCACCTGTCAATAGAGATTTTCCTATATAATTTGACAATGCCTCCTTGGAGGATAAATTCCTAGCCAAACCAAGAGCGGCGTTCAATTTTTGTCCGGGAGTAAAAGCATCTTGAACATCAGGTTGTGCGAAAAAGCTTTTTATGATTTCTTTATTTATCTGAGGCGTAGCTTTGATGATTGATTGTAGAAAAGCCGTACTTACAACTCTACCAGCAAGGCTCTCTGTAACGTTACCAATTTGATTAATTATAGAATCTAAATTGGCAACATCAAATGAAACCGTCCCTTGAAGCTGAAGTGGTGTTCTGGTTACATTTACTTGGCTCATTAAATAGCCTCCCAAAAACTTTTGCACTGAACAGCTTGACCTAAACCGTAAGCAATCGGAGGTCTCATAAGTTTAGCGCGAAGTCTTCTTTCTGGGAAATCTATGTTTAAAATTATTTCTTTACAACTTAAAAGAGAGGGAATAAATTTTTTATCAGTAATTAATCTGAAGATGTTTTTATCGTCTTGAACACCCAAACTAAATCTTTCAAAAGGCTTGGTTACAGCGTAAACTCTTGCCTCAATTGTAAGTTCTTCCAGCTTTTGCTTCAAGCCAGAGGACTCTTCATTCGCTGATTCAGAACCAGTAACAGTTCTTGCCTGAGATCTTCCGCCGTAAGCCAAAAACGTTCTTGGTTTTTTACCAACAGGATCAGACGGAACTGTTCCATCCAACTCAATACCTTTATGGAAAACCAGTTTGCATCTAACACCCAAGCCACCAGAGTTGTCATTCAACTGTTCTGCGACTTTTTTCCATTCGTTTTTTATAGAATTAGGTATCAAAGACATGTTTTACCTCAGAAATTATATGGCATACCTCTACGACCCGGATAGTACAGAGGATACTGTCTTTCCGAAAGACCAAGAGCAAAGTCAGCACTTGAGTACGGACCGAGTATGGCTCTGCAGCTTGCGCGGTTGCCCATCTCCCAATCCCAAGCAGCTTTTTCGTAATTTTCTTTATAGAAGGTGATCAGCTCAGACCTAGCTTTCAAGGCACCTGTACCATCGAAAGAGGTGTTATCATCCCTGATACGAATGCCAAACTTTGCTGCATCTTTTCTATACTCTGAAATAGCAATAATGTAAGCAGCTTTTAGAACAAAAAGCTCACCTATACCGCTGTCTTTTAGATCATTATCAGTCACAGGGTCCGGTGTAATTGTTGGAACATCAGTGTCTATCGAAAATGTTTTAGTCGTTATGTTATTAACACTTACCTCGGTAGCAACCTCAATTGCTGCCATCGCGGTTAATTTAGCAAGCTGGGTGTTTGTCCAAACCTCATTTGATTCGTCAATATCACCTATGTAGTACCTTAATCTGTTTACTAAACTTGTGTTCCATGACATTATTAAATCCAGTGCATTTGATTAGTCGCATAACCACCAACAAGGGCAGTTTTTGATGTGTCGCAAACAGCCCAAACATTTCTAACTTTTTCGGATCCAACCTCACCAAAAGTGAAACTTTGACCACTCTCGATAATCATGCCCTTGTCTAAACTCCAGCCACTAACGCTGTTTATATTATAACCAGCATATATGGTGTCTCCAGCCAAATTAACAACTGTAAATTGTGTTATAGGCTCTCCAGCCACTCCATACTCATCTGAGTAAAGATATCTACCAGCGTTATTTACAAAAACACCAGAACCTAATCCTGATGGTATATCGTTTTTATCATATCTATCGTTGAGTATATCAATATTATCACCAACGACTCCCGGAGTATAACCTTGATCTAAGTAATATCCAGAACCAACAACTCTGTTTCTATAAACAAAAGCGTCAGCATAATTAACGTCAGTTGAACCTAGTTTAGTATTTATTACGCCCATTTTTTACTCCGTCTCTATTTTATATACACAAAAAACCGCCCGATTGCTCGGGCGGCTCTGTGCAAGTGTTAATTGGGTAAGAACGATTTAGAATGAACCAGCGAGGATGTAACGGACATCGAGAACAGCCCAACCACTTTCGTAGGAGCCGTAGAATCCGACCAGACCTTGACGGTGCAGGTTTTCATCTTCGGTGATGTCAATTTCTTCGCTGACGGGGTGGATAAAGGACTTGTCAGGCTGGGTCAAGTCAAGACCAATAACCAGTTCTTCATCGGAAGAAGCTAAGGAGCCACTGAGGGTACCGGTGTAATAGAGTTGGTACTCTTGACCAACACCGAATTCGTCCAGATCGTGGTAGTTAACACCATACAGACCTCTAATAGCGCCTTCTTCACTTCTTTGAATTTGGCTTCTGATGTCGTCAGAGACAAGCGATGCGCCCCAAGTGGACATATCTTCAAAAGCTTCAGGAGAAACATAAAGGTCGGTCAATCTTCTTCTATTGGTAGAAGTAGAGTTGCCGCCACCGTTTCTACGCATAACAGTCTTCATCAAGCTGGTCAACTTAGGAGTAAACTGACCTGCAGCTGCGTCCGAGTCAAACGCGAGAATACCACGACCGAAAGCTGCGGACAAGAGTGTTTGCCAACCATCGTCATTGTTTTTCTTAACAAAGGACATGTTAAGAACTTCGATCATTCTTCTAAGAACGTCAAATCTAGCGTTCTTAAGGAATCTTCGAGTACAATCAATGGAGCTACCAATTGGGTAGGTGTTCAACTGAATGTAATCAGCTTCGACTCTACGCATTGGGATTTTGCCGTGATCAGGAATCACATATGCAATATGCTCTTTTTCCGTACCGGGAGACAGGAGATCCAAGGGGATTCTCATATCGGTGGTTTCGGTAAAATCTTCCGTAACGTAAATATCAGAGATGATATCACCGTCAAGAATACCTTCGCGAATTGGTCCAGCCTGAGCTTGGCTAAAGTTTTGAGCCTTTGCTTTTGGCGAATGGACATCTCTGAGAGCTTCGGTGATACCTTCAGCCAAAGCGGCTTGAGCTTTCATCGAAACATCTCTGCTGCTGCTACCGGCGTCAACGAGCATTTGCTTCGCTTCCGTCGATAACTCACTATTTTCTACACTTGCTTTAATTGATTCAGACATTATTTCTTACCTTTCAGTTTTAATTATTAAGCTCTAGGCTGGTTGTAATTAAGGCTTGCTGGAAGATCGATGTACACCTTGGCGTAACCGTCTTCGTCCACCTTGGACATAAACGCACCCACTTTGGGGAATTCGGTCTTGAAGTCACCAAAACCGCCGGTATCAGGATCGACACCAGTGACAACACCATCAGCGTTGTAACCAGTAGCCCAAACTCTACCTTCATCAGCCGTTAAAGTACCGGAAGGGCCAAGGAAGGCGGCAGCGCCTTGCGTGATAGTTCCGGTAGTAGTATCAAGTTTATTCGTTACTGCGTAACCCTTTTTCATGAGAACAACTTTGTCGCCAACCTGCGCTTCAGACTTGAAGGGGTTGAGAATTTGTCTCGTTAAGTCAATGTTCACAACGTCAACCATAAGCATGCCAACTGGATTGAAACCAGAAGGTGCAGCGACATATTGAACTTGGTTATCAGATTGATCCATCGCAGCACCGGAAGGACCAACACCAGCGGATCCGGTTGCGACAACAACACCACCTCTATCATCGGTGGAAGTATTTAAGAGAGAAGATGCATAGAAGTAGCTAATATCATCTTCAAGTACGTTACGATCTGGTTTCAGTGCCATTTTAAATTACCTCTTTTTCTTTATATTTATACCCAAAATAGTTTTTTTTAAAAAATTATCTTCCCATAGCCTTGTTAATTAACGAACGAGCTGTGGAAAGAGTGTCGTTATGAATGTTAGAACTAACAATCATATCCATATCTTTCTGTGCTTTTGAGGCCTCCAAAGCTTGAATAATTTCTTCTGCTTCGTCATCAGCTTCAGGAGCTTCGTACTCTAAATCTGAATACTCAAAAACTTCTTCTTCTGCTTCTTCTGAATCTTCAACAGAGGCTTCTATCTTTTCAATAACTCGCTCTAAGGAATCTTTCAGGGTCGCAAAAGCTTGGTCATCCATTGATGAAATTTCTTCCAAATCGTCTTCGCCATAAACGTCACCGGCTAAAGTCTGCAAATCAGCAATTCTAGATTTGCCAAGCTCAACTTTTTCAAGCTCAGAAATAATTTCTTCAGCTTGTTCAGCAAAAGATCTGAGTTGTTTTAATTCTTCGGCGGTGTCTGCAAAAGATGCCACCACCACATTTGCTTCTTCTAAAGCAGAGTGGGCTTCGTGAAGGTCCTTCTCGAGTGAAGAGACTCTTTCAGAACACTCTGTCATTTCTTGGTCAGCAACTTCAGCCTTAAGAGCTTCGTACTGAGATTTCATTTCGTTATACATTGATTCAAAGTCATTTTGTTCTGACATGTTTTGCACCTTTTCTTCTTTTCTTTTATACCCATTTAATTTATTTTTTTCAGAAATTGATTCAACAAGTGTATCATATGTGTTTTTTTCGACCACATAACCACTTAAAAACTTATAATATTCAGATTTTTCCGACGCTTGCGACGGACCTCTTACCGGAGCTGGGTTGCTTGGACCCATAGGATTTCTGCCAAAAGGCTGCGGCGTAAAGCTCGACTGATCGACTTGAGGAGGTCTTCCGGGCATTCCGTTACCCGGGCGACCGCCACCCTTATTTTCGTTATTTTGATCGGTTGGTTGAGATGTTGGAGCCAAAACGTCAATATGCAAATTGGCAACAAGCGGCTGATCATTTTCACCAATGAAAGATAAAGAGCTGAGGCACTCCTTTGTAACTTGACCATTGAATGAAAGTAAAACTCCAGATCCAACAGCGATTGGTCTTCCGGTAGAAGTTCCGCTAACACTTTGATTGTCAGAAGTGACATTGAAACCTAAAGTTCCTATAACACCTCCAGAGAAACCCTCGGCACAACCGCCATGACTCATAGAGAAAGATTTAATAGCAACATCAGTTTCATAAGTGATGGTGTTGCCATTTATGTTAATACAGACCTGAGTACCTGAAGGACAGCCGCCGCGACCACCGCCCCCGCCGCCTTGATCGCCGATAAAGCCTTTCTTTTCTACTAAAAAGAGGAATTCTCTATGACCAGTACATGGAAGATATTTTGGTCTCATGAACTGCTTTTCAAGGTCGTCTGGATCACCAATGAGCTGAGCAAAAAGGAAAGGTGTTTCTGAGTGTCTATTTTCTAAGTAGACATGATACCCAAAACAACCGAGTTCATTTTCGGCGACATATTTTGCTTCCTCTGGAGTATTGAATAAATAATTCTCAGGCTCATCATAAGTTGTTGGAAGCTTCATTTCCTCTCTTGGATCTGCTTGCTCCTGAGTTTGTTCAGGCATACCGGGCATACCGGGCATACCTGAATCTCGTTGATTCATATCCTGTAGAAGATTTAATGGCGATGAAGATGGGTTTTCAACTTGAGATTCAACCTTTTCTCTTTTTATCTGATCTTCGTTAAGTATAATGCTAACGATTTTTTTATCGTCATTAACGTTTGCTGGTTCTTTTACAATTCCCTGACCGGAAAAAGTAATATTTCTTAAAACTCT